ATACCGTTATAAGGTGTATACCTAGCACATACTCTGAATAATCCAATATCATCAGTTGTGTAACTTTCGTATGCTTCTGAAATAACACCTGGAATATTACCTCCACTACTAGTAGCTACATCAATATAAATTTTATTCTTATCGTACCTAAGTGTAGTGTTATCACCACCGATTAACGTTACGTTTTGATTGCCTGAACCATTGTAGTTTAATTCGTGTATTTGGTTATCAGTATTCTCATTATCAATATACCTTAAGGTTAATGTTCTTCCTAAATGATTTTTTAATTGACCTAAGTTAACAGCGTGTTCATTTACTTCTCCATTTGGAATTGATATGGTTCTAGTACTTGAATGACCGTCAATATCCATCGAAAAAAGCCTTGTTGGAGCGTTATTACCTGTCCCGCCCCAAAATCTAATTCTACCGAAAATTGTTTGATTAGCCATTATATCCATACCACCTGAAGAATCATTAGTGGATATTCCATATTGAGAATTATCACTTCCTTTCCACAATTTCACACCTGCATTTGTAGGAACTACACCTGCTGTAATTGGAGATATATTAGTTATAACTTGTGGTGTATTTAAGTTAACATAAGATGTGATATCTGTTTGTGTAATCCTTAATAAAGGACTGTCTGTTGCATAATTTACTACTTGAAAACCTGTACTTACATTAATTTCATCATAATCATTTGAAGGATTGCGCCATATATAATGTGTTGGGTCGTTACTGTCGGCTAATTTGAATTTTGCATTGTTATTAAGTCCTAAATCCCCATTTATGTTATCACCTGCTTTTTTTACATAATCATTAGGGTTAACTTCTGTATCTATGGTTTGTGAAACTTCACTTGCAAACATATTTGTAGAAATATCAATATTCCACCCTTCTGCTAAAGATTCATAATAAGGATATATTTCTGCAGTAATTCTGAAGTCATTATTTTGATTAAAAATAGTACCGTGTATTTTTGTGTAAACTCTATCATCTTCGATAAATAAATCATCATCAAGCTTATAATATTCTTTAGTGTTACCGTTAGCCGATAACACCCTTACGGATTTATTGTAAAAACTATTAGCGTTTCCGTGAAAAGCATATTCTTTAACATAATTCCCTCCTGCTGTAGGATTATTATTGTATTGTCCAGTTACAGTTAATACAATTCGCATATGTGATTTACTCGCAGGACACAGAAAAACTTTTCTATAATTATTTGCATTTACATTAGCAATTGTGCTTGACTTAGTAAAAACCGCCCCTTGATTCTTTTTATGTGCATCATACCATTCAGTAGAAGTAGCGTTACTTTCTGTTGAAACACTCCCAAATGAAACGTGTGAACCAACGTATAAATGTTGATTTATTAATTCTAAAAAATTAAAATTATAATGATACTGTTGATTTAAAATAAATAAATAACCATTCACCTCGTTAATAGCTTCAACGAGGTTGTTTTTGTTGGTGGTGGTTAAAGATGGTAGGTTACCTAAATGTTCAGGCAAATTTTCAACTTGTTTTTGTTTTATCTTTTTTGCCATAACCTACCCCATATAAACTACTTCAACCTCTTCGCCAACTTCAATTGGTGTAGGTATTTGTAATTGATTAATAGTTATCTGAGTTCCTTGTGCATTTAAATTCATAGCAACAGCAGGTATTTTTACACCATTGTAAAATGCTAAAATTACACTTGTACTTTTACGTGTAGCCGTTAAATTAAGGGTTACAGTATTGCCAGATATGTTACCTCCTACAATAACAAACATATCATTGCGTTGGGAACCAAAAAATGTAGTAACATCGGCAATTGTGGCAAAATTTTTACCATTAAGCCAATCATTTAATATCTTTTCGCTCCACAGCTTTGCAACTGTGCTAGTACCTGCTTGTAAGTCTGCTAATATTCCTGATGCGTAGGAAGTATCGTTCCATGTTACAACTTTAGTTGTATTATTGTTTAAAGTAATAGTTAACGTTTTAGATGTTGTACCAGTTACTACTACAGATTTTACTCCAGTTGGATCTGTTTCTGCTGTTAAAAACATTGAAGTATCAACAAACCCCGCTAGCACATCCCATGTTGTACCATTCCAAGCTACATTATCACCTGCTTTAATTGATGGTGAGGCATTTGCATTTACAATATTATAAACATCACCAATCTGATTATTTGCTATTGGTAAGTTAGTATAGTTAGTAACTTGTCCTTTATAACGCATGGTTGCTGCTAAACGACTATTAATATAATTTACTAAAGTAACTGCCGCAATAAGTTTGTTTTCAGTATCAGTTCCATTTGCTAAATCACCAGAAGTCATTGCATTGTAAGTTGTATTCAAATCAGCCCACGATGCTGAAATTGTTGACCCATTACGCAATGTAGCGGTTAAATTCTTAGTAGTAGTACCTGTAACAACCATACTTTGCATCCCCCACGGATCGCTTTCATCGGTTAAGAATCCTTGTGAGTTTACATATGTTTCAGTTGCAATGTTAGTAGGTAAAGTTGATTTAGGGTTCTTAGGATCTGTATTGTCAATATAATTTCCAATAATTGAATTAACTATATTACCATCAACTTGTTTTTGATTTATTTTCTTTGCCATTAGTATTTATAATTAATTGTTACTTCCATTGTTGATTCTAATTGATATTCAATATTTGACAAAGCAATTATCAATGTGTTTTCATCAATAATGAAATCATTTTCACCTACATAAACACCATTTATATGCACATCAACAAACTCATCAATTGAATTTGGTTTGTGATCTAAATCGATATAAATAGTTGGTTGCTCAATTTCATTTGCATTGAATCTGTGTAATTCAATTTTCTTTTTAAGTTTTACAAAAGATGAACTATCATAAACACTTAATTCTAATTGATTTCGATTAAGGGAATACTTATAATTCAAAGTTTCATTTGGTTTTAAAATATAATCGGTACCACTTGAAAATGCCAAAGGAATAGTTACTGTTGGATCCTTATGTAAATGCTTTAAAGTAATTGGTGAATTTGTATTATTGTGAATAGAACCGAACATTCCGTCATTCAATTCACCATAAAATCCGTTAAGGACATTTGAATCATTGATTGTTAAATCAAAATTTAATTTTTCATTTGAAATAGATATAGGGACACCGATTGTTAAATCTGTTAAATGCCACTTATATGGAAGTGTTAAATCTGGTAATTCAAAATCTTGTACTTTTCTTTTTCCTGTTGTTTCTCCATTTGAAACAGCCATCCAAAATTCCTCACCTTGAATCTCGTTTAATTCATGTATTGGTTTGGAATTCTTGATAATTCCTTCAATCCATTTGGTGATTTCGTTAAGTTTTTTAATAATTATTGTTTCATTCATTATGTTTTTTGACCATATCAAAAGAAATATATGTTGTAAAATTAATCATATTATTTAGAATGATTATAAATAATAAACTTTTTTACTACATTTGTAATTGAAAATCAATAATTAAACATTATAAACTATGGCAGTAGACCAACAAAAAGTAAAGGCTAGACTTAGAGTATTATTTCCAAAGGCTAATCTTTCACAAAAAAGGATTGACGAAATTTCGGCAAAACTTGCAAAGAAACCTGCTGATGATGCAGATGATACAGCAATTGATTTAGTAATTACAGATGCTAACGATTTAATGGATTTCGAAGCTATTGCAAAGGAAGACGATAGAGTTAGAAATTTGGAAGCTAAAATCAAACAACCTACAGAACCTAATCCAACGAATCCACCTACAACGGATCCAAAACCAAAAGACGATGAGGAAGCTCCAGCTTGGGCAAAAGCAATGATGCAAAAAATGGAAGCAATTGAAAAGGGCGAAGTAGTAAAATCAAAGCAATCATCTATATTAAAAGCATTTGAAAACTCTGATGTATTGAAAAATTTGAAACCAGCGACAAAAGAAGCTTGGTTAAAAAGAATTGCAATTTCCGATGATTTAACAGAAGATCAAATCTCTGAACAAATTTCAGCATTAGAAACCGAATATCAAGAGTTAACTCAATTAGCTGCAGATAATCAACAATATGCTGGACCTACTCCATCAAGCCAACCAACTGGCAATATTTCAGATGAAGAAATAAGCAAACTTGCTGATTCTTTATAGAGAACCAATTAAATAAATGTCTCCACAAGGAAGTTTAAACAACACTCCACAAGAGATAACACTTGAAAATGATACAATTGTTATCCAAAATTTTATTGAAGGTATTCCAGGAGGAAAAACTTTAGATGTTTCAAATACTACAAATGATGTAATTCATGCTGGGCATGTAATTATTGAAGAAACTGCCACAGGAGTATTCAAACCATTACAGATTACAGATGGTGCTTATGTGGCGTTACCAAGCGGTCATGAATATGCTGGTGTATTGTATGTATCAATTTCAAAATCAAAACCATTTGCTTCAATTATGGTACGTGGTACTATGAACGATATGGCTTCTCAGTTATTGAACAACATGCCAGCAGTACCCGAAGGTGTAAAATCAAAGTTAGTATTAATCAGATTCACTAAAGACTAATGGAAAAATCAATGTATTTAGATTGGGTTAAAAAATTCTTTGGCCCATTAGCAATTAGTGTTGCTGAAAAAACAAATGACACTAAAAATCCTTTAACATATTTACACAAATCTATGTTAACCCCTAATTATTCAACAGATTTAAAATGGGGTTCTTTAAGTGTAAATAATACAGCTGTAGCAGCTGATGTCGTGCCAATGGATTCACCTTTGCCTTTAAAAAAACGTGATTCGTTAAGAAAAGCAAATGGTGATATTCCAAAATTAGGTATGAAATTATACTTAAATGAGCGCACATTAACTGAAATAAACATTTTGAAAAACCGCAAAGGCACAGAATCTGAAATAATCAAGAAATTATTTGGTGATACAAAGAAATGTATTGTTGGTGTAAATGAAATGTTAGAATACATGTTTTTACAAGCGTTAAGCTCTGGTGTAACATCAATTAATGATGAAAACAATCCTGGTATAGCTTTACGAATTGATTTCGGTTACAAAGATGCAAATAAATTTGGGGTAACTACAAAATGGAGTGATACAAACGCAACACCACTAGATGACATTGAACGTGTTACATCGGCTGCAACATTAAATGGAGATTCTGTAAGATATATGCTTATGGATAAACAAACTTTTAACGCATTCAAAAAAAACAAGCAAGTTAAAGAAGAGTATGCAGCATATCTAGGATTTACAGGTGAGAATATCCCTACACCAAATTTAACAAAGGTTAATGAAACTTTATCGGCAAATCATGGTCTAGAAATCATCATTATTGATAGATCAGTACGATTTGAAAAGAATGGGGTTCAAACAACTAAAAAACCATGGGAACCAAATTCTGTTGTATTCTTAAATGATTTGAATGTAGGTCAATTAACTTATGGTGAATTAGCTGAAGAAGTTCATCCTGTAGCTGGTGTAAACTATCAAAAAGTAGATAAGTTCATTTTAGTATCAAAATACAGTAAAAATGATCCTTTACAAGAATTCACTTCTTCTCAAGCATTCGTTTTACCTGTAATTGATAATGTAGATTCAATTTACGTTTTAGATTCAGAAGAAGCAGCAACAGATGTACAGACAGAAGGAGATGCAAATTTTGAATACAATGGTGATTCATACACTTTAGAAGCTGTAAAAACAGCTTTAAAAGCAGTTGATGGACGTATTAAAGTTGATGGATTAACAGATGTGCAATTATTGACTAAAATCAATGAATTAAACGAGGAACAAATTGCAAAATTTGAAACTGCATTAGGTGAACCATTACCTTAATCATTAAAAGATGTATTCAGAAATAGCAATAAATACTCTAATTAAACAGATAGGCTGGTCCGATGTACAATCATCGAGCTTGCCTATCACTATTGATTCAGAGTTATTCAAATCTGAATCAGGCAGAACATTTGAATCGTTTCACACACTTGTTAATCTTGAAAATATTTTCGCATCAGTTTCTGAAAGTATTCTTGAAGAAACTTTATTTAATAAATATCTAAAAGAGATAACGAAAAATAGCGTTTTAAACGTTTTAAACAAAGTGATGAATCAAAGTATTGATTACATTGATTCATTTAATTACGATGAAATAATCGTTACAAAAAAACATCTATTTATCGAAGCTATTGGATATTCGGTAGCTTGTCAATTAATAGAATTATTCTTATCTACAAATCGCAAAAACTTTTTCGAGCGAACCATAAAAGACTCTGTAATGAGATTGAAAATAGATTTAGAAGGAGCTAAAAACGAGCGCGGTCATAAGATTGCATACGGTTTGAAAGACCAACTACGATTTTCAATAAACAATGCAACAGACGTTATATTTCCACAACATCCAATTGTTGATTCGAAGCCAATTTGGTAAATGCTTTATATCAAAGAAAATCCTCAAGGAATAGATCAAAAAATATCAATTATTCAAAAATCTTTATTCAAAATACTGAATGATATTGATGTATACGGTCGTGTATATCGTAATCCATCTGATAATGGATTTAAACCAGAAGTTTATGTAAAAGATGGCGAATACAAGGATGTCCTTACAAATGATTCTAATTCTGGAAGTGTGTTTTTTATCGATTCAGAAACGCATGAATTTATGAACGGATATTATTTTGAAACTGATGTAAAGATTGTTTTTATGTTGGATTTAGAAAAAATCAATGGAAATAATAATCGTAATGATGTAGAAATTCAGCAAAACCTTTTAATGACTGTTATAAAACATAAGTTTTTTTCGGTTGAAAAAATTGAAAAAGGTATTGATAATATTTTCAAAGGTTTTGATACATCAAATATTAAAATCAATGACATGCAGCCTTATCATGTTTTTGCAATTGCAGGCAAATTAAAATATAGTATTAATCAATGTTAATTAAATAAAAATATGGGAGTAGTAGTTGAATGCAACAATAATGAAACTGGCCCAAAAAACACAGGAGCCAAAGAACAATGCTATTTAGGAGTAACAACTAAATATGCATTTAGTCCGGATATTAATTTCGGATTTGAAAACATCACAGCTTTAAAAAGTAAAGAAGCTTGGAATACTGCAATTGCAAACAAGGAAATCTATCCGCTTTATGAAGTAGAAGAATACGCAATCGCAGACACAGAAGATACTTTTTACGAAGGATCTAGAAAGCAGTATAAAACAGCTGATGGTAAAAAGGTAAGAACATTTAGAACTGTAATTGGCTTATGTTCATATAGTGCTTTAGAATCGCATTCCGGTAAAGAAGGGCGAGTATTTGAATTTACAGAAGATCCTGGAATTAAAGCTGTACAACATGACGAAAAAATCAAAGGTCAAAAAGCAATTCTTAACGTTGGTAATTTACAAGATACTATTGCTGGGACACCGCAATCATGTTTGGTAACTGTAAATTATACGGATAAAAAAGAATACACTCAAAATGGTGTAAATGTTCAATTAGAAGGTTGGGGAGATCAAGACATTTTCGGAATTTTTGATCTTAACCTTATTCAAGTTTCTGCTAGTTCAGCTTCAATTAAATTCAAAGCCTCGACAGGTTGTGGTGATGGAAACTCATTAGTAAAAACGTTATTAGAAACTGACATTCAATTGAAAGATGTCGCTGGCGCTGTACATGATATCTCATTTATACCAGCTGACGCTAATGGTGTTTATGAGGTCACAGGAACTGGATTTACAAATGGATTTACATTAGCAACTACTGGTGTGGTTAAGAAAGTAAACACTGCTTACGAATCTCCAGAACCTTTACTAATTAAAATTGCGTAATGAATAATTACAAAGGGATAACTTTTGCAAAGGGCTATAACAAGTCCTTTGCAGAATTTAAAGATGAATTTGCTTCAACTCATATCTTTAATAATATCCATCCTAAACAGCGCGAAGCAGAATTAAAAAAAGCTTATAAAATTGCAACTCAACATGGCAACATTAAAGCAACAACTTCAAAAAGCGAAGAGTCTAAAGGAAAATAATATCAGTCGTGAACTTTTTAATTTCATTAAATCAATTCAACAAAAATTCACAGAATTAAACAAGGAACAGTTATTTGAAACAAGTGAAGATATATTTGGAAACCCTATTGGATATTACTCGAAAGCAACCGAATACATTACAATGAATAACGCTTTGTTAGGAAAAGGAAATGACATTAAAAAAGCTGGTGATCCTTATACTATGAAAGACACAGGAGATTTTTTAAAAGGGCTTTATATCGATGTAAAAAAAGGCGAAATACGCTTTGGTTCCAAAGACAAAAAAACTGATTTAATTCTAAGTAATAAAAACCTTTTATCAAAGAATTTGTTCGGATTGCAAGAAGAAAATTTAAGGGAGTTAATTGATAATGATTTACTCCCTTTTGTATTAGAATATTTTAAAACTCAACTGAATTTATGATTTATAAATCATTAGATTATTTGCCAGTAGTATTATACTACAGAATTTTAGAAACAAAGAATTTACAATTATTGGTTAAAGAACCAGTAGATATTTCAGAGGTTGAACTACAAAAAATTTGGGAAAAGATTCAATCAGAATTTCAAGAAAAAGATAATAACCAATTGGCGAAAAAGGTATTAATGCTTTCAAAGCAATATGATTATTACATCCTTATTTACAATTGGATTTTAATTGCAGTTGAATCTTTAACCTTTGAATATAATGAGCAGATTATTAAAAAAATTAGATCCTATGGATTTATAGTATCAAAGGCTAATTACCATCAATATTTAATAAATATAAAAAACGATTCTGAAGGTTTTATTCATCAGGCGAATATTTTCAAAAATCAATTACCAAAAGCTGAAGAAAACAAATCTGGTCAGCATATTTCTACAGAAGAAGTTTTAGCATCCTTTACTACGATACTTGGATATAATATAGGCAGTTTTATGAGTATAACATGTAGTGAGTTCATTGCTTATAAAAAACAAGTTGAGATTAAAGTAAAACAGATGGAAAAACAAGTTCGTGAATATAAAAATCAAAGAATAAAATAATGGCTTACGATGGCGGTGTAATCACACGTAAAGATATCATCACAGATGAGGCTTTACGATTTGGAGAAGAATATGCTAAAAATGTTGAAATAGCAATTTCAAAAAATAAGGAGTTAGTAAACTCATTAAATTCAATAGAAGCAATAGCAAAACAAATTAGAAATGCTAAAACGAATACTGAATATATTTCTATTAAAAAAGATGCAATTGACAATCTAAAAGAATTAAATCGATTATCTATTGAACAATACAATGCTGAGATAAAGCTAGAGAAAATAAAGCAAGAACGTTTAAAAACTGAACGTGAATCAATTCGAAATAATCAACAAATCTACAACAGTAAAAAGAAAAATATTGATTTATCAGTTAGAGAAAGAATTGAACAACAACTAAAAAACAAAACTGAGAAAGAAAATGTTTTAACTCAGATGGGACTTATTGGAGCTTATCACAGATTGAACGCACAAAGAACAGAATCTAAAAAAAGATTACAAGATTTAATTGCTACTGGTAATGCTTCAAATAAACAAATCAAACAAGCTCAAAGAGAATTTGATGTTCTAGATCGAAAAATACGCAAAGCAGATGATGCTACTCGAGATTTTACCAAGAATGTAGGTAATTATAAATCTGCTTTTAACGGGCTTTCAAATTTAATGGGGGCTTTCGGTATTATTGGGGGAATCACTGGAGCAGTAGCTCTTGGAAAATCGATATACGAGACAACAAAACAAATTCAAGCACAAGAAATAGCATTAAAAATGCTTTCTGGAACTGAAGAAACCTATATTAAGAACAAAGATTTTTTAATTCGTATTTCAGAACAATATGGATTAGAATTGATGTCAACAACAAATGCATATAAAAATTATTACGCCTCAGCCAAAACATCAATTGAAGAAGGCAAAACATCATTTAATGAAATGCAAGTGATATTTGAAAAAGTATCAAAATCGGCATCAATGTTAGGACTTTCAGTTGAACAGCAAGAAGGCGCATTTTTAGCTATTTCACAAATGATGTCTAAAGGTACAGTTCAATCTGAGGAATTAAGAGGGCAATTAGGTGAGCGTTTACCAGGTGCATTTGAAGTGATGGCAAAATCATTAAATGTTACAACAGCTGAATTAGGAGATATGCTAAAAAAAGGAGAAGTAATGTCAGCAGAAGTATTGCCAAAATTTGCTATTGCATATGAAAAAGCAATTGGTGCAAATCAAATTGAACGCACAGAAACTTTAGCAGCTGCGCAAAACAGGGCATCAAATAAATGGACTGAATTAGTAGAAAATTTGAATCAAGGAAAAGGGACTATTTCACAAATAGGTTTAGGATTTTTTAATATAACATCAAACTTATTGGATTTAATTGGTGCTAAAGAAAAACTTTCAAAAACTATAAAATCTGAACAAATAGAGTTAAACCTTTTAATTGGAAAGATAACTACTTTAAATATATCAAATGAAGAACGTTCTCAATTAATTGATAAATTAAAGACTTCTTATCCAGACTTCATTTCATTTATTACAAATGAAGACTATTCTAATCAAAATTTAATTCAAACATTAAAAACTGTAAACGATAATTATAGAGAAAGAATTGCTTTACAAATTCAAATGGAAAATGAAAATGAATTATTAGAAGAAAGGGATAAAATAGCTCGTATGTCTATTGTAGCAGAAAATAATTTATTCGAAAAACTACATGAGTTAAATACAAAATATAATTTAGGACTTCATATTACAAAAGATAATTTACAAGAATCTGCAAATCACCTTCAACAAGTTGGAAAGCATAATTTAAGTGTTTGGGAAACTACAGCTGTTGAATATTATCAACATACTTTAGCAAGATTATTACCTACTTTAGAAAATGTAAACAAAAAATATGATGATTTAATTCAAAAAAATAAAAAAATACATTTTTCAACTTTAGAAAAAATACCTGAATCTAGAAGACAATATTTAGAAGATAAATGGGATAAAGAGCAGGAAGAAAAACGCAATGCAAATACCAAAAAAAATAGTACATCTTCAGCCGATAAATTGGATAAAAAATCGAAAGAAAAAACTAGAGAACAGATAGAAAAAGATGCATTAAAAGAAAGAAAATCCCTTTACCAAAATAGCATTGAACTAGAAATTTGGAAAAAAACACGTGAATCAGAATTATACGAGGAAGCATCAAAAGATGAAAAACTTTCGATGGATGAACGTTTGGATGCTTATGAAAAATCTAATCAAGCTAAACAAGAATCCTTAAAATTATCACTTGAAAAAGAATTCACACTTGCATCTAATTTCATCTATGGTAAGAAAGATTTAACTAAGGAGGAAATTCAATTATATGCGGATCTAAATTCAAATATTGATAGTCTAACAAATGAACAGAAGTTAATTGTAGAAAAGTATCGTGCAGAAATGCAAAAGTTAGATAAAGATGCCATAAAATCTAAAGAAGAAATAGTCAAAAAGGAAGCTGAATTAATTGCAAAACAAACCGCTGGTGTATTACTTGGTGTTGATAAAGACAAATTTGATGATTTAAAAGCCTTAGAAGAAGCTTATAAACGTAGAGAAATTACCACGGAGCAATATGAAAAGAAACTTGCTGACATTTCATTACAATACACTACAAAAACTTTTGAAGAGCAAATAAAAGGCTTAAATGAATTAGTTGACTTAACTGGGTATTCTGAAGATGAAAAGCTAAAAATCAAAACTCAAATCGCAGAGGCTGAAATGAATCTGATTAAAGCTAAAAATGATTTTGAAAAAGACCAAACAGAGAAATCAATTGAAACTTATAAAAAGAAACTTGATATTGTTCAAAAATCAGTTGCCGAATTCTCTAACCTATTTGCTGAAACATTTAATATCGATAGTCAAATTGTAGAAAGCTTTATCATGAATCTTCTCGATAAAACAGCTACGATCGAGGAAAAAATAAAAGCTACAGTTGCATTAATTGCAGAAATGACTAATGCAGCTTATGAGCAAAGAATTCAAGGAATAGACAATGAAATTGAACGAACTAATGAAAAGTATGAACGTGAGATAAATCTGGCCACAGGTAATGAAAAAGCACAAGAGCGTTTAAGAATTAAACAACAAGCTGATGTTGACAAATTAGAAGAAAAGAAAAAGCGCGAACAAAAGAAACAAGCTAATGCACAAAAAGCATTTGCGATTGCTCAAACTATATGGGCTACAGCACAAGCAATCATGCAAGCTTATGCGCAATTAGGACCAATAGGTGGAACAATAGCTGCGGTGTTAGTTGGTACGTTAGGTGCTATTCAAATTAATCAAATTCGTAAACAAGAAATTCCTAAATATGAATATGGGACACGTGGACAAGGGCACAAAGGTGGTTTAGCTGAAGTTGCAGAAAAAAGACCAGAAGTAATTAAAGAACCTGGTAAGGATCCGTATATTGTAAGTAAACGTAGTATTTTAGACCTACCACGAGGAACACAAGTTATTCCGAGTGTTGAAGAATATCAAAGATTGCAAAACGCAACCACAATGATGTCAATAGTTTCTGAACGTCAAAAGTTTGAAGATATTGAAATGAGTATGTTATTTGACAATATGTATGGAGCCGAAATTTTAAATGAGTTGAAAGAGCTGAGAAAGCAAAAACAAAACATTAATGTTCATACCTCAACAAATTTTGATTTTGGTCATGAGCTTTGGAGATTGAAAAATATTAAGTGGAATTAAAAAAAGCAGCCTTAACTGGCTGCTTCATAACTTATAAATTAGGAATAATTTCTTCCTTTATTACTCTCATAACTTTAGCTTTCGGTAAATTATTTTTATTTCTTTCGTTTCTGATAAAAAATATACTAGCTGTCTTACTGTCAATAAATGTGAATTGCTCTGGATTGAAATATCTTAAAGAATAAGATTTATAAATAGAATATCTTGTCGTATCAGCTATTGTAACATCTAATTCATCTCTTTTTAATAATTCATTGGGTTTCGGAGCTCCCATAAAGCCAAATGATGCAAGTTTATCATTTATAGAATATTCTCTTCCTATCGTCAAAACAGTATCTAATGTTTTTAAAAAATTTTTTACTCCAGAATTAAAACCTTTAGATTGTAAAAATGGTGTTGAATATTGAAATGAGTATTTACTTTTGGATAATTTATGTTTTTTTAAAAAAAATTTTATTACATAAACATTATCATTATACTTGAAAACTTCTAATATAACAATATCATTATAAAGATTTTTGAAAGTAAATATATCACAAGGGTACTGCCCTGATTTGATACATTGTTTTTTTTTATATGGAAAAGGTTTTGGTAGTGTTTTCAAATGGCTTTTTTAAAAAGCCAAATGTAATTAAAATGTTAAGAAATCGTATGCCTTTGATCTATTTTTATTAACATCTTTAATAGTCAATACTTTAAATTCATGTTTTGATCTTTTAGAAGCATTAATTTTCACGATATCAATATTACTATCTTTTTTAAGATTAGTATCAATTGTTTTCTTTGATGAATTATTTAAAAAGCCCATGATCTGTGGTGTTTTCTGTTTGACTTTACAAATGATATGTTCATATGTTCGTACAAATGTACAAAATCAAGACAAAAAATGTGCATAACAAATTAAAAAAATAGACAAAGTAGTAGACAAGTAGATAGACAAAGTTTGCTTTCTTCCATGTGAGACTTGATGCATAAAGAGTTATAATATTATTTATAATCATTCTAAATTAAAACATACATTTAGTACATTTGTATATAAATCAAATTAAATGAATGTTTTAGCTTATAACTCACGTGTTCGATTTACTTTAAAATCAAAATTATTTGAAAGCATAGAAATCGATAAACCAATTGGTTGGGAAACTGATGATAAAGAATTCACAAGAAATGAAGATTATCACGGTATATTTCTAAATCTTTCAAACAATCTTACTTTTATAGGAAATGCATTTGAGTACATTCGATTAGTTAAAAACACTGAGGGTATATTAGCTGATTTACGTTTAGTTAAAGAAGAAAGACATCCACATACTGACAATTGGGAGCAAACTTACGCGGGTTACTTGGATATGACAACTTATCAAGAAGAAGATAACCAAATCAAATTAAAATTTAATGCCGGAGGATTAGAATCAGTAATCAAAGCGCGTGAATCTGAACAAATAGAAATTGACAGAAATTATTCTATCAATGGAATTAAGTTAACTCCCTTTTTGCCTGTTAAGCTGAAATTACCAGGAAGAAATATATTTTTAGAATCAGTTTGGGAAGTTGCTGCAATGACCTATGATGAGGAAATTTATGTAAATTCTCAAGATGGAAACACACGAAATACAGGCACTACAATTCCTTTAGAATTATTGAAGAAATCCCATGAACAAGCAAATTCCACCTATTTAGCATCAGCATCTAATGAAAATATCGGAGTTAACACAATGATGTTATTAAATAACATAGATAGACCACGAAGATTTAAGTTAAAAATTAATGATATAAAATTTAGTTGTTCAACCACCAAGAATCAAACGAATTGGGCTGAAGTATCAATAAACATTGTGAAATTCAATAATGGTACAAATTACAATGTTATTGAAAGAAGAAATTTATGGATTGCGAAAAGCGACAGTCCCTCACCTCCTATTTTTGGCGGAAATTATGGAGGAATTCAAACAATAAATAATGAAATGATTTTAGATTTAAATCAAAATGAGAGTTTAGGAATTGAAATTCTATTAAAAGCAGATCTAAAAAATGGTCGTGGCGACCAACGATATGCTAATTTCTATTTTAGATTTTTAGAAGGAAAATTAACGATCCAAGAAGACTCATACTTTCAATCAAGTATTATTAATGCAATTAAACCTTTTGATTTAATAAATCGATTAATTGGTATAAACACAAATCAGCCAAATATTGTTAAATCTGATTTATTTAAAAAAGGTAAGTGGAAAGATTTATTAATTTCTCATGGTTTTTGGGTCCGTGGTTTTAGCAGAGAGAAAGACAATTTATTAAAAGAAGAAGAGCGAAAATTTAAACCATTAACTACAAGTATTAAAGATTTTTTAAATTCATTTGACACCATTGCTAATATAGGTATCGGTATTGAAAAACTAGGTTATAAGGAAAAAGTGGTTATTGAGGAACTATCATATTTCTATAATCAAAATGTTACAATTAAACTTAAAAATCCTGTAAAAAACTTAAAACGATCTTTTGACTCAAACAAATTTTATAAAAGTATTGAAATTGGTTTTGAAAAAGGAGGAGAATATGAGGAAGCTATGGGATTAGATGAATTTAATGTGAAAAACACTTATACAACAGTTGTTGATAGTGTTACAAATATTTACAATAAATCATCAAAATACAGAGCTGATTCCTATGGTTCTGAATTTGCACGTAGAAAATCATTTGATATTTATCCTACGGAAGATACATCGTATGACCAAGACCCTTTTTTCTTTGATTCTAAAAGTATAGGGAAAAATGAATATACAGTTAGATTATGGACCGATGATTTCGCTACAAAACCAAAAGGGATCTATTCTCCAGATACAGCATTCAACCTTAGATTGTCTCCATTTAATTCATTATTACGTCACGGTTGGAATATTTCTGCTGGTTTAACCCTTTACCCTAACGACAAAATAAAATACGCTAGTAGTACTGGTAATAGCACATTAATAACTGATTATGCAGAAAACGGAGAAATATTTAATACAAATTTACAAAGAGCTAGATTTTTAACTGAAATAATAGAATTTGAACATGAAGTTGATTTCGAATTACAAAAAGCATTAATAGAATCAACAATAATAAATGGGAAAGAAATTCCTAATGTTTATGGCCTAGTTGAATTTATTCATAAGGGTGTAACAGAGCGCGGATTTTTGAGATCTGTAAAACCAAATGGAGAAGGCAAATGGCAATTAATAAAATCATACAGATAATGGAAGAAAATCAATTAGAAATAGATTTAAGTTTTACTGATAATGTGAAAATTGGAGATAAATTTTCAATTAATATTTTAGAAAACAATAACAAATTAAACATTAATGGTGAATTTGTTAAACAAAGAACTGGAATAAATCAAATAGAAAGAGGTGAAAATTTAATAGACACTATAACTAATCTAAACAGATCATTAACGTTAGATCATGGAAATATAAGTGATATAAAAACGATTTCTAATGGAGTAAAGATTATTACAAAAAATGGTAATTGGCAATATGTGGATTCTACATTCACACCTGGTATGCCAATTAATATTAATCCTCAAGTTACTCCAATTTCTATTTTCAAAATTACTTCTATAGAATTTTTTGAAGCTGCTAATTTTAAATGCAACAAGGTAAAAGTAAGAATTACTACAAACCAAAATATGTCATCATATTGCATTAATCAAACATGCAATCAAGTAAATTCAACCAGTATAGAGTTTGAATGGTTTAGAGGAATATCATTTACGGTGGACATTGTTAATTCATTAGGAACACTAATACAAAGAACTGTTCAAACTCCTAATACAATTGAAACTTTATTTAATAAAATATCCTTGAATATATTAAATTCTTTACAAGGAGGAAGTGTAACTATTATAGCACCTTTTGTAACAGATTTTAATCATCAATATTCATTAGATAATATTAATTGGCAAGATAGTAATTCTTTTAATGGGCTATTAGAAGGTAATTATACTGCATATATTAAAGATCAATATGGATGCAGAAAAGAAATAAAATTTTCAATTAATCCATACGTTAACAACATTGTAAAACTAAATGACTTTCAATATATTTCGAAAGCAAATAGTATTCGATTTGCAAAAAGAGATGATTTCTCAACTAATCATAAAACAGATGAAAATACATTAAGTTGTGAAATGGATGTGATAAAACCTTACAAGGCAATTCAGTTATTCAATACAACTGATATCATTACAACACAATTTAAATCTAATTATGAAAATCATAATGTTTTAGTATTAAAAGAGGATGGTAATAACGATTCAATTCCTATCATTAAAAAAACAGATAATATTGGATTAAAAGAAAAACGCACTGCTATAAAATTTAATGCTGGAAATGGTTTAACCGGTATTTATTTTTTAACTGGAAATATTTTAGATTTTGATACAAATGCAGTTTTAAGTGCTTATGAATTAAATGGATTTTTACCTGAATGGGCGAAAAAGGGTAATACCATTCAAATGGAAAATACTTGGTTTAAAATAATAGATATCATATTTGACGAATTGAAAAATGCTGATATTATTTTAATAAACAATTACTATGTAGGAAATGACACTAATACTGTTGTGGCAGCAAAATATAATAGAGAAAATTATGATGTATTTGAATTTACTATTCCAATGGCATCATATCAGAATAGAAAAGTTAAAGTTCAAATTGAAGTATCATCAGAAGATGAAGTAATTTCATATTTAAGTGAGGAAATATCGGTTAAGGATCTTCATCCAAATACTTTAGAAATTCGATACCAAAACACTAAAAACACAGATATTGTTTATTCAACAGGTATTGAACATTTATTAAGAATACCCTATGACGCAAATGCTGGGAAAGATGTAAATAATAGTGAAAATCATAAAACGGATGATAGAACTATTTTATTGGATGCTAAAATATATGAATCAAATTCTTTCAAGTTTGAACCGCTAACTAAAGAGCTTTGGAGAAAACTCAAAATAGCGCTTTCACACGATTTAATATTCATTGATAGCATTGGGTATGTAAAAGATGAAGATTTTGAAACAGAGGGACCTTTAGGACAAACAAACCTATATATTCTTTCAGCTACCATGATAAAAACAGGTCAAGTATATTCTAATAAAGAATCAAATGATAATATTATTATTGGAGATATTCAAATTCCTGATATTATTGGTTTAATTGGATTAGATGGACAGGGATTTATTCAACATACATAAAAAAATAGGGTATCAAATCGATACCCTTATTCTTTAAATACTAAGTCTAAAATTTTTTGGTGTTCGCGATCTTGCACTTCATGATTTAATGCTCCCTGGTAGCCGAATGTTATTCCTTTAGGTGAATGCCCCATAAGTTTCATCATTATTAAAGAATCAATTAATAGGTTACCTCCAGTTGTTCGAAATAAATATCTTGTAGATTTTGTAGTAAATTTATTTTCTGATTTTATAGTATTTGCTAAAACAGGTAATGCAACCCTATTAAATTTATTTACTTGACTAAGGTATTTTGGCATGTCCTTCTCTGGATCTATAAGAAAGCTAAAAATTCTTTCATCATTTTTGTCACCATAAGTCTCAATAACATTCAAACAAAAGGGTGATAATTTATTATCAATATACTCTCCAGAAGATTTTTTAAATCTATTCTTGAATCTTTTACAAACTAATCTTCCACCTACTATATCACTCCATTTCATAACAGCAATATCAATTAAGTCGTGCCCTCCTATTGCAAATTGAAACAAGTATAAATCAGCAAATCTTTTAATTCCAAATGATCCAATATTTGAACGAGTCTTAATATCACTTTCTGTCAAATTTTTAATCTTGATTAAATTCTCAATTGTTAATTCAGAAATAACTTTTTCCTTTTTAAAATTTCTTAATCGTGAAAAAGGATTATCTGTTTTAATGTTTAAGCTTTCTCTACTTTGTGCTTCGTGATAAATAGCTTTAATTATTGAAATATATGTGTGTATACTATTATCATTAACACCGTTCTGTTTGTGAAACAAGTCAAAAGAGTTTATCCATTCTTTTGTTATTGAATTTATTTTTATATCGCTCAACGGATAGATAAATTTCTCTACAGTTTTTAAAATTCTATAATAAGAACTAGTTGGTTGTTTTTTAATTTCTTTTTCTTTAATTAAAATATTACCAAATTCAATTAATCCAATACCTTTAGTTTCTCCCTTCTTTTTTCTTAAGTAAGCAAGTTTTTTTTCTAATAATTCAATTTCAAGGTCAATATCATCAGGAGGTATTCCCTCTTTAATAATATCAACAGCATCATCAAGTTTATAAAAGTTATTATTACAAAATTCGATTTCTTTATCAAGATCAGATATTCTTTTTCTTAATACTGCGTCAAGTTTTAACTCATGGTTATTTTGATATATTTTAAGGCTAATGTATTTGTGAGGAGATTTTGATTTCATTAAAGTATCATATACTCTAATTTTCACTGGATAGCCTTTTTTACTTTTGGTTCTAGTATCAAGAATTAAATCTGCTTTAATCATAAAATTCATTAAATATCTTCATTGCAAATTTAGTTTTTTTTGCAATGAAATTGATAATATTTGCAATGAAAAGAATGAATTTGCAATGAATAAAAAAATAAATCTATAAAAATTCAAATTAAAAAACCCTTTATAAATCAAGCCTAAGCAGAATTTTAAAGGGTTTTAATAAAATAAAAATATATTTATTCAGAATTACTTCCTACAAATACTAACATATTAATCTTCTTCTTCTTCAATTACTTCATGGTTACTAGAATAGTTGGTCCAACGTGCAATACATTGTACCATATCATCAGGTAATTCCGTGCTAAAACG